AGCATTAGGGGCTTTTGTCGAAGATACCGTCAAGTCATCTGCAAATCTTGAAAGACTATCCAAATCATTAAACACATCTGCTGGTACATTACAGAAATGGAGTAATGTGCTTTATAACGTAGGTGGTAACGGTGAAGAAGCAATTAATACGATTGCAAGTCTTACTGATGCCGTAACTTCTTTAAAGCTTAGAGGAGACATAGAGGGCGTTAGATGGTTGTCAATGATTGGAGTTTCTGTTACCGATGAATCTGGAGCTAGAAAATCAGCGTCTAGGTTAATAAACGATATTAGAGATGCCATTAAAGGCCGCAGTCCTGAGGAACAAGGATTTATTGCTAAGATGCTAAATATTGGGCCTGATCTTCTTTACAGCATGAATAAAGCTGATGAAGAATGGAATAAGCTCAACAATGATGCTGAAAGACAATCAAAAATATTTGATGAGTTATCTCCAAAAACTCAGAAATGGATGGAGTCATGGAGAACATTCTCATCTGAAATGAAGTCTGGCGGAGCCAATCTTATATCAAATTTACTTGATACTGGAGCAGCTAAAACAGCCCAAGACATTATGTCTGGTTTCAAATGGCAAGACTATGCTGATTTTGCAAAAAAAGAAGGGTTTTTAAATTCTGTATTTAAAACTATTGCATCTCCTTTTTTAGTTGCTTCTGGATTGCCACTTAGCATGCTTGATGGGCAAAAAGATAGTAGCTCATCAAAAAGCAATAATTCATCAGGAAGCAATTTTTCATCATTAATATATGATGCTGCTAAGAAATTTGGTATAGATGAAAAAATATTACACAATTTAATAAAAACAGAAAGTAACTTTAATCCAAATGCTGTATCTCCACAAGGTGCTAGAGGAATTGCTCAATTTCTTCCTTCTACTGCTGCTGAATATGGAGTAGATGTTAATGATGTGAAGTCATCTATTGAAGGTGCTGCTAAATACTTATCAGAGTCACTAAATTATTTTGATTATAATTATGAAAAAGCAATTGCAAGTTATCACGCAGGAAGAGGTGGTGTAGCTGGAGCAATTGGAAAATACGGTTCAGATTGGTTACATAATATTGGACCTAAGACAGAGGCTTATACCAATAAAGTCATGTCTATAGGTAACATAACAATCAATACTCAAGCAACAAATGCCAAAGAAATTGCTAGAGATATTCGTGGTGAATTAGCTCCTCTAGCCGAATCAGGAATGAAATAATGAACGGTATTCCACAATTAATGACCCCACCAGCAAGCTCTGCTTTTAGATCAGCTATTACATTAGCTCAAGGAGCTTTATGGGATTACCTAAGCACAGACGTAAAGTGGGGCGTTTATTATGCTGGAAGCACTCAACAAGTCATCTTAGGTCAGGTAAAGCCAAGCAGTATTAGTGGCGTACTAGGTCAAGCAACATCTTTATCAGGCGCTAAAGCATTATTGAATGGTGAGCTGATTGCAAATGATGTCTATATAGATAGCGTCATGCAATTAGGTGTCAACAAAGGATCCGAGCTATCAAATTACAGATTGGAAACAGGAAGTTTTACTACATTCAATAAAGTTGAGAAGCCAAGGCAGATTAAGATTAGGCTTATAAAAGGTGGTCGAGAAGAAGAACGTCAATTGTTTCTTTTATGGCTTGAGAAAAGATCAAAAGGCTATTCAACAGAAAGAACAAAAGCAGCTAAAAAAAATAAATTAATTACAGGTAGCGCATATGCTGCTGGAAGAAATAAATATTATGAAAATAATACTTTTGACATCTATATGCCGGAAGTTAACTATACCAATATGACATTGGTTGATTACACTGTATCAAGAGAAGTAGCTAATGGTGCGTATATCATTATTGCTGATTGTATTTTTCAAGAAGTAAGAGAGATCTCATTTCAGTATAAGAATTCTAAAACATCTAATGCTAAAAAGTCATCCGATCAACCAACAGCGGATACAATATCTGTTTTAGCTAATCCACCATCACCTAATGCACTGTCAAAGCTTAAAGGCCTGGCATCGAGCGTATTCTGATGTATCAAGTTAACCTCCAACAAGTTCCGTCACAAAGCATATCTGTAGTGCTTAACAATCAGTCTTGCATCGTCGTGACCAGGGAAATTGATGGTAAACAATATTTCAGCCTATCATCAAACGGCAACGTCATTTGTCAGAATGTATTGATGCAACCTAGTACAAAATTAGTCAGCAATGCTTACTCAGGCTTTATTGGTGACTTTTATGTTTCTGACTTGATAGGTGACTCAGCTCCTATTTATTCTGGATGGGGAGACCGATGGGTTCTTTTGTACAGCGCAAACTAGACGTTGTATTTACATTAACTTCAGGCACTTTTAATGGCAATAAGTATGATCAAGTTGTTATTAAAGACACGCGAGTCAGGTGTGTTGTTGACTATCCTGGTAGTGAATCTATGGGTTCAGCAACCATTCAGATATATGGAATGAGCAAAGCATTAATGGATAGGTTGACTGTTTATCCTATGTCAGCAAATGCGATCACAAAAAGCCATGTAACGATAAAAGCAGGAACAACAGAGAATGATATGTCCGTTATATTTGATGGCCAGATATTCAAAGCCTATGCGGATTATTCGTCAGCACCTGATGTATCGTTTAATGTTGACGCTATTGTTGCTCTAGTTGCCAATCTAAAGCCTGTAGATGCTCTATCATTTGAAGGCTCTGTAAAAGTTGAAACCATTGCTGAGAAGATAGCTGAACAACTTGGTGCTAAGCTGATAAATGAAAGTGTCGATGGTTATTTAACTGATGCTTCATTCAGAGGAACTGCTACAGAAAAATTATGGAAGCTTAGAAAGTCAGCTAATATAGATGTATATTATCAGTATCAGTCTGATTATCCTGTCTTAAGGATATGCAAAAAAGGCTATCCAATCAATTCTCAGTATGTGCCAATCATAGCGCCAGAAACGGGCTTAGTTGGATGGCCAATGCCTGATGGTGCTGGATTCTGTTATATAGATGTTCTATTTAACCCATCGATTGCTCATGGCGGCGAGATAGATGTGAAGTCTGATTATCCAAACGCTGATGGCACATGGTATGTTTTATCTATGGTTCATAAGCTTGAATCTCAATTACCAGGTGGAGCTTGGATGACTAAGATTATTGCTGGTCGATTACAAAATTCAGTAAGATCATGGCAACATTAGAGCCTGTATTAAAACCTGTAGAAGTTGTTGCCAGTACAGAATACCAGAGGGCAGCAGAAAGAACTGACTATTCAAGTGAGTACAATGAGCTAAACTTCATAATTGCTCAGAAGATAAAGCAATTAGAAACAAGCACTGTTGTTAAAGTTATCAAGGTAAAAGCAAATAATGACTATGCTGGTTATGTTGATGTGCAGCCATTAGTCCAGCAATCATCAAATAGTGGTGAGCCTTATGATCCACCAATTATGTTTAATGTTCCGTATATGAGGCTTCAAGGAGGTTCTAATGCGGTTATTATTGACCCTGTTGTCGGTGATATTGGTATTGCTTGTTTTGCTTCAAGAGATATTAGTACGGTAAAGAATTCAAGAAAAACGTCGTTACCAGCTAGTGAACGTGTCTATGATGTATCTGATGGCCTATATATTGGCGGAATATTAAATGGAACACCTACTCAATTTGTTAAATTCACAAGCTCAGGTATTACCATCACTACTCCTGGGACTGTTACTGTTAATGGCAATCTTACAGTCAATGGAACTATAACCAATAACTCTATCAACCTGACTACTCACGCTCACTCAGATCCGCAAGGTGGAACAACTGGAGGTCCAACAAATGTTTGATACTTTATATCTTGATCCCGATTCATGGGATTTGGCTCTTGAAGTAAATGGCAACATAGCATTAGCTGGCGCTCCATACTCATTAGCTCAAGACGTTGCATCTACTTGTCGATTATGGGAGGGTGAGTATATATATGATGTCACTCAAGGCTTGCCATATGAGCAATCTATATTAGGCCAGCTTTTACCAGTAAACGTATTAACTGAAATGTATAACAAGAATGCGACATCAGTCCCTGATATTGCTACGGCTAATACTCTTTTGCAGTATAATAAAGAGAGCAGAGTATTATCTGGTCAAATTAATTTAACGCTAACAGACGGGTCTACTTTAAATGTCAACGTCATCTAATGTACCAGCATTAACCATTACAGATACAGGCGTTGTCGCACCTCAAACTTCTGATGTATTGAATGGTGTATTACAGGATCTGAATACTGCTTTTGGCGGTAACTTAAACATCACCAACGTAGGTACTCCTCAAGGTTATTTAGCAGAAAACATAACCAACTACTTAACAACATATAATGCCGCATTAACCTATTTGTTAAGCCAGATAGATCCATTGTATGCTGAAGGTAGATGGCAAGATGCCATTGGAAGGCTGTACTTCTTAACAAGAAAACCTGCTACTGCTACTGTCGTGACTTGCCAAATGACAGGTTCTCAGGGTGTCACTGTGCCTGTTGGTGCTTTAGCATCTGATGGAACATATAACTATTCCCTGACTGGCGATGTTACATTCAATAACTCAGGTAGTGCTGTAGGTTCATTTGCTTGTACAACATTAGGTCCAATAACATGTGCCGCTAATTCGGTAACTAAAATCGTTCAAGCTTACTCTGGTTGGGATTCAATTAACAACTCTAGTGCTGGTGTTACAGGCGTAGCAGTTGAGACTAGAACTGACTTTGAATATAGACGTTATGATTCGGTATCGGCTAATGGTAAAGATACTTTAGCATCCGTTAAAGGCGCTGTATTCTCAGTAGCTAATGTGAATGACTGTTATGCCTATGAGAATTTTACTGGATCTGCTCAAACAGTAGGGTCAACTAGCAAATCAATTGCAGCTCACAGTATTTATGTATGCGTCAGCGGTGGATTAGATTCTCAGGTTGCGGATGCTATATGGACCAAAAAACCATCTGGTACTGGAATGGTAGGCAATACATCAGTTACTGTTTCTGACACATCTGGCTATACATATCCCTACCCTCAGTATACGATTACATTTCAAAGACCTGCTAGTGTCAGTATTTTCTTTGATGTAAAGATTGCTAATCACCAAGGTGTACCAACAGGATGGCAGGATAGTATTAAGACAGCTATTATCCAATCATTCAATGGATTAGATGGTGGAGACCGAGTCAGGATAGGCAGTGATATTTATGCCAGTCGGTTCTATTCTAATATTCTGGCTATATCACCTTACATCAAAATTGTCAGTCTTAAAATTGGCAAAACATCTTCACCAGCAAGTGACGAGATCCTTATTGGTATAGATGAGATTGCTGTTACTGATCCAGCTAACATAGCGACAAGCCAAGTCTAATGTTACCTTTTATTAATAACCTTGATAAAATCGGAGTTGTTCCAAGTGACAACAAAGTATCAATGCGCCAGTATGATGGTAGTCCTATCATTCAGGAAATATTAGATAACTGGAATATTAACTTTGACACCAATATCTTGATCGAGAAAATATTCACTAATTGCATGGATATTAGAACCTGCACAGGAATATGGCTTGATATATGGGGTAGAAAAGTAGGTGTAAATAGAGCTGCTAGAGTACCTGTTCAGACTGACTGGTTTGGTTTTGATAACTCAGCTAGTGATTGGTTTCCGTTTGATGATGGTGTTTTTTATTCATCAGCATTAACAGAATCACAGATATTAACTGATGATGCTTATAGACTATTAATATTGTCTAAAGCTGGCTTCAATGTCACTGCTTGTGATAGTAAAAGCATTAACGCTTGGTTAAACTTTGCTTTTGCAGGTAGAGGTAAATGTTATGTTCAAGATAATCATGACATGACCATTTCATACATTTTCAATTTTACATTAAAAAATTACGAAGTTGGCGTACTAATAGGTGGCGGTGTATTGCCTAGACCTGCTGGGATTAGCGCAACATTAGTAGCAAACGGAGGCGTATACGATGTCGCTTAGTACACCTAGTAAGATAGCAGTTCCATTTGCTAACGGTGGTAGTAAGAATTCAATTCCAGTGTTATCTCAGACAGGAATAATTCCAAATGGTGCTAGTTATACCGATGGATTCCCTGCTCTGACCATGACCATTAAATCCGCAGGTGGTTTGCCTCCTCGTGGTCAGGACATGAATGGTATTCTTTATGACATCACTAATACCCTTCGATACACACAAGCTGGTGGTCTATACCCATACGATTCAACATTTGCTGGCACTATAGGTGGTTATTCTCAAGGCGCAATGGTTCAAGCATCTGATGGAACTGGTGCATGGTTAAACACTGTTGCCAATAACACATCTAATCCAGAATCATTTGGCGTAGGTTGGCTTCCATTTAATCAGGTAGGCGGATCAGCAATTGCCCTAAGCAATGCGAATGTTACATTGACAGCATTACAAGCGGGTAAGTTAATCATCATCCTGACTGGCGTTATCTCTAGCAACATTAATCTAGTATTCCCTACTTGGATTAATGAATGGACTATCATTAATAATACAACAGGAGGATTTACTGTTACTGCTAAAACAGCATTGGGATCTGGCGTATCTATGATTTATGGAGAAAATAAAGTTTATGGAGATGGTCAAAACATTAAATCTTTATTAGGAACCAATCTACTATCATCTAGCGGTTATCAGAAATTTCTTGGTGGAATGATTATTCAATGGGGTAATCTAACTGGAGCTGTTCCTGCTAGCGGTTATAATCAATATCCATTTTCTTTTCCAGTAACATTTCCAAATTCTGTTTTTTCTGTAGTTCCTACTATGTCATTTAATCCAGTAAGTTCTGCATCAGCCAATACAAGCGTGTATATGAAAACAGGAACTACAACATCTGGAGGAACTATTATTGTTGATACTACTGGGGCTGATACTGGAGCTGCTTACTTAACTTATATTGCCATAGGTTATTAAAATGACATTATTTTATTCTATATCAACAAATGGGTTTTACGACACCGATTTAAATATATCATTTCCTAAAGATGCAAAGCCTATAACAAGGCAGGAATATACTGAGTTGCTTGAGGGCAAATCAAAAGGAAAAGAAATTGTTGTAAATAAAAAAGGAAAATTTGTTCTTAAATAATTAAATAGGTATTTTATATGTCTGAAGAAGAAAGTTTACAGGTTGTTGATACATCTGATGTATTAACCAAGGAAGAATTGTTAGAACTTAAGAAGTTAGCTTCTTTATCGAAAACAACTAGGACTTTCTTTGCTTTTGCTATGGCCATTGTGGCATTGTTCGGAATTGATAAGATTGTTGAGATTATTGGTAAACACTAATGATTAAGTTAATGGCGTTACTATTATTGTCTGGGTCTGTAATTGCAAGCCCCAATAATTTTACGCCACAAACGCTGATCGGTGGAACAGGTGTCAATTCATCCATGCCATCTCTTGTTGTTTCTAATCAAGTTGGAAATGTAGATACCTATAGCATTCAGATTAATGATTTTTCTCCAGCAGCATTGGCCACAGATGTATTGGTAATTCAAGGGTCTGCTACTAAGAAGATTGTAATTACAAAGATTGAGGTATCTGCTCACGCATCCGGATCAGGAGTTATCGATTTCTATGTTTACAAGCGATCTTCACTTGACACTAATGGAACACTGTCTAGTCCTCAGCCAACAATTGTGGCTCGTGACTCAACTAATCCATCAGCATCAGCTACAATTAAACTATATTCAGCTAATCCAACATTAGGTACTGGATCCCTGATTAGGGGCGCTCATTACACATTACCTGGTAATAGTCAGAATGCTTATATTCCAGCTCCTTGGCTTCAAGAGTTTGGTACTAACAATATTAATCAAGCAATCATCTTAAATGGTGTAAATGAGTCATTAGCATTTAGCCTAAACGGACAGACAATACCTTCTGGTTTTGATGTGTATTTATTAATAGAATGGATTGAATTTTAAACTTTCACTAGGAAACAACTATGGCAACATATAACAAATATACCAATGCGATTGGCCCTTTATTAGAAGCTATCAATGCTGGCACTGACTTATGGAAAGTAGCATTAGCATCAACTGTTAACTCAACAGATTCTACTTTCACAGCAGGCTCTACTGATTTGGTAACAGGTGGTGGATACATACAAGGCGGTAACGCTGCAACAGTAGTCAGTCACTCTGTTACAGGTGGTGTTTATAAACTGGTTCTGAATAGCCCTTCTGCATGGACTGCTACTGGCGCTGGCTTTTCATTCCGTTATGTCATTCTGTATGATTCAACTACTAGCACTCCTGTTGGTTATTGGGATTACGGCTCTACTGTAACAATGAATGGTATTAATGGCGATACATTTACTGTTACTTTGGACGCTACTAATGGTGTATTCCAGGTTTCTTAATTAATCTATAAGGGCGCAGAATGCTAGGCTTACAATCTTTTGCACAAGCGCCTATTTCTGGTATTGGAGGAGGAGTATATTTATTATCTTGCTCTCAAGGCTTGTATACTGTTTTAGGTCAATCAGCATCATTTAAAATTTCTCATAAACTTTCATGTTCTGCCGGACAATACTCGGTTTATGGAATTGGAATATCTCTTAATACAGCTCACAAGTTATCCGCATTAAGTGGAAATTATTCGTTTGCTGGTCAATCTGCAAGCATAAAAAGAACCAATTCTTTATTGGCTATATTTGGTTCTTATAGCTTATCATTTAGTGCATTTTATGTTGTTTCTAGTAAAAAGTTTGCTTTAGATGCTGGCTTGTATTTGGTATCAGGAAAGTCATCATTATTGACTTATAATCGTGATATAAAAGTAGGATCAGGACATTACCTGTTAGAAGGAAAAGATTCTTCACTTTTTTATGCGGCTGAAGCTCCAGTTCAGAATAGCTTGTATTTAACATTTAATATCAATTCTAAGATTGATATAGATCTTAAACAAAAAACTAATTTAAATATAGAGGCTACACTGCCATGACCTGCCAAATAAATACAGTACAAGTGGGTGTCATTGGATTTGCATTCAATATGCAAGTGATTTCAAACTTTGCACCTATGGATATTCATACTGCTACCACCACCAAAATTTATTTTCTCAAACCTGATGGGACTAAAACCAATCATGATATGAGTTTCTTGAGTGATGGCAAAGATGGAAAGCTTATCTACCTTACCTCTGCTGGCGATATAGATCAGCCTGGTACTTGGAAAACACAAGCTAGCATCATTACACCTGATAGTTCATGGTGGACATCTATTGAAACATTTACAGTTCAGAATAATATATCGTGAACCTGACTACTAATTTCTCTTTAAATGAATTAACTTTCAGTGATAAGGCTAACGAGCTTGGTATTAACAACTCACCTTCTGCTTATATAGTTATAAACCTTAATAGGCTTGCTAATAAGCTAGAGGAAGTACGTTTACTGTTTGGTAAGGCAATTTACGTATCTTCAGGTTATCGTTGCTTAAAACTCAATAGAGCGATTGGTAGTAAGGATACATCACAGCATGTATTGGGATGTGCTGCTGACTTTCATATTAATGGGTATACACCTAAACAAATTATTGCCAAGGTATTGGTGTCAGGCATTGAGTTTGATCAGATTATCGAGGAACACTTAGGTGGAAGGTCATGGGTACATATCTCAATTCCTGATCAGGGGAAGAAGTGCCGTAAACAATCACTTATCATTGACAAACATGGGACGCGATCATGGGCAAAATAATTGGAAAGCTGTTATACATTTATCGTAAGCTTAAAGAGCCTAGCACTCACGCTGCTTTATCAGCTATTATGACTGGATTCTCACTGAACATACCTGATGATAAATTAAAAGCAGTTGCTGGTGGTGCGGCTATAATCTTTGGCATCTTAGGAGTGTTCTTTGATGAGCAAGGTCCTGCTACTAAAGTTGATGGTTTTTAGTCTGGCAGGATGTAGTTACATTCACGACTGTACTGTCTATCCCATGCCTGTTAGAACCTCATGTCCAATAGAAAATCAGTCTGGTATTAAGATTAACGTTTCATGCAAAACAGGGTATTTAAAATGATTATTTTAAAAGAGTTAGTTGAGTTAGTCGCTAAGACTATTGCTGGTGGTGTAGAGTTTTCTGCTATGAGATCTTTGGTTGCCGACATGGAAGATAAAAATCTTTCTGGTTCCGAAAAAAGAGAAAAGGTATTGGAAGGTTTTGCTCAGATTGGCTATGGTTTAGCAGGCTGGGTAGTCAATGCTTTACTTGAATTAGCGATTATCTATATTAGATCTATCGTTAAATAAAAAAAATCCCAGTATGGGAGAAATCATACTGGGAATAAATGAGAGTAACAGAAGATATAGAGAAGGAGAAACTCTATGTCTTAATTATAACACTATTTATTAAAAATCAACTGTATGCCCAGTAATCCAGCAAATTCATTCCCTGAATTAGTCTCTGGAATTAGCAAACCTGCATAACTTTTGATAAAAGAATATGGACGATAGTAGATGGCTGATTGTGCGCCAGATACATTAGTATGTCCTGAAAAGTAGTCAGTCTGCCAGCAAAGATCCTCATTGCCCACAATAATCCCAGATATAAAGCCAACATGATTATCAACTGTTGATAAAGCTTTATTAACGTAATACAAGCCTGTGTGGATCTTAATAATATCGAAGTCGAATAAAACATCTAGGTATTCAAAGTTATGTAGTTTGTGGACGTTCTCAGATCCTAAGTGAAATCCATTTTGAGTGCCAATAGATACTTCACCAAAGCTTGTTCTGAATGTTTTGCTTAACTGAATGTAGGTGTCCTCATTATAATTCTGAGCATCACCTGAACCTGATAATGAAATATTCTTGGATGACAGACCTATATCGAATCCACCAGCACCAGAATACTCTAAAGATAAATTAGCGTAGTTAGTTGTATAGTAGGTATTCGCTTCTATTGTCAGTAGAAACGAATTATCCGGTTCATTAACTTGTACTACATTAATATTGGGTCTTTTCTTAGCTTGTGCCTGTGGAACCAAAACCACCATCACCACGATCAGTAGCATCAAGCTCATCAACGACTTCAAACTCAACCTCCAAAAATGGAACGATAACCATCTGGGCAATACGTTCACCCTTACTGATAATTATCGCATCTCCAGACACATTATGAGCTAGTACAAGCACCTCTCCTGTATAGCCTGCGTCACAAACCCCTGGAGAGTTCGCCACTGTTAATCCACGTTTAGCTTGTCCTGATCTTGGCACAACTAATCCGGTATAGCCTTTTGGTACAGATACATGAATGCCTGTTGGGATAGCACATATAGCACCATCAAACATCATAACTTCTTCGGCTGCTCTTAGATCAAATCCAGCATCACCTTCTTTAGCATAAACTGGTACTTGTGTGTCTGGTCTGCTTATTTTGATTTTCATTTTTTCTCCTTTTAATTTCACGTTTCATTAACATTATTTGTTTATCTATTCTGGACTTCCTGTCCTTTAAGACTTGTATGGCTAGTAATAATTCCCTATTAGTTGAATGTTCATATCCTGTTGGCTTCATTTCTATCCCATCTTATAGAACGTATGCTTACCAATCCTGGCCACTATCTTTCCTTTGTATCTAGGCTTCTTGGCTTTATCCCATGAATCGGCATCCTTAACTGTTTTATCTTTAGTCGCTAGAATCTCAGTAGCTAAAGCATGATAGTGTGACTTTAGCTTGCTTGGTACAGACTTTCTAGTTACGCCAGATATTTTGCAGATGGATTTCTTTTGATTTAAAGCCCGATTCACGGAAGCTTCGCCTACAGCTATTAATCCCGTGATTGGCTCCCCCTGTGCTTCCGAATACATAATCTCAGTCATGCAAGATTGTTCAGAAGCCATTACTGAACTACTTAGTAGCATCAGTGTAACGACTATTTTATTCATCGTTTTCACCTTATCTATGTTGAAAATATCTTCCTTATACCATTAAAGGAAGGATGAGTAAACCCAGTAAAACCACTATAGACCAAGCTAACTGTTTGTTTTTAATAGCATATCTTCGTCTGTAGCTGTTTTCTAACCTATAGTTTGTATCCCAGCATTGAGATCTTTCATTCCAATACTCACAATCTTCTTCAAGCTCTTTAACTTCTGTTTGAAGCTCCTTAATCTTATTAGTCTTTTCAATCAATGCTTCCCATAGTCGTTCAATGTCATTTGTTAATCGTTCATTCTTATCGTTGAGATTTTCTATATCACTTTGTATATCATGATAAGCAACATATTGACCATTTGGATCTTCCTTCAGTGACCACCACTTCTTGAGCGTATAGCGTTTCATAAGCTGACTCCTGATTCTTTAAATACTTTATTGATCTGTTTCTGCTGTCTTTTGATTGCGTAATTCTTTTTGTAATTCTTTTTATGCTCGATAGAACATTCAGGACAAAACCTCTGCTGTCTGTTAGTGACAAAGATGTCTTTTTTACAGAGCTGACATTTCTTTTGTTTTGGAACTGTTGTCCAGGTATATCCAACCATCATTTCACCGGAAGTTTATTAGTTTCAGAAACCCTAATCCACAGGTCTATTAATGCAAACGCATTGTCCCATTCCTCTGGATGTGTTTGTAGATCATTAGCCATACTCGTTACTGAAGCTCTTGATCTGCCCACTATCTCACCTATGTCTTTATATGACATGTGTTTGCTTAAATCCTGTAATAAAATCGCCCAGTCCATAGGGCGATGTATACTATTAAATCTATGCTTCATTAGTGTTCGGTAGCATTTGTTATTGCCTTATCGATCATTAATGATTCCTTTTCCATTCTGTCAATTTCTTCAAGATAAACTTTCTTGATCTCATCGCCAAATATATCAACACCCTCTTTAGTTAAACTTAAATAAGCGACTGCTGCTAAGGCGCTGATCAGGAATGACACAAGTTTCGTGCATTTCTCTGATCTTTTACTTGCGTCTTTCTCATTAACTACACCTAACAACTCCTGTCCAATCAGTGATGTTAATTGCTCATAATTGCTCATTGATCTTCTCCAGCAATTCGTTTGCTTGATCTTCACACCACAGTAAAGTGTTTTTCAGATCGTTTATATATTCTTCATCTCTGTATACACGCTGTATATACAATTGTGCATTAGGCGGCATTCTCGGGTCGAATGATACAAAGTCCCACCATTCTCTCTGAGTGACCCACAGACAGCCTTGAACCTGTGCCTTATACTCATCTGGCATACCGATGATAAATCGCTCCAGATGTCTTTGTGAGTTGAATGGACACTTGATTTCAATGCCACCATCTTCATCAATCAATCCATCAGGACTGACACCAATAAAATCATACTCAGGATGAATAATGAATCCTTCCTCGGCTACTGTTATATCCGATACAAACTCATAGGCAAGCTTTGCATTTGGCTCGTTCTCAACACCCCAGTCCATGGCCTGATTGCGATATGACTCAATTGGTCTACCAGTCATACGTTCAGTGACTACCTGCCAGATCAGGTCGGTACAAGCCTTTAGTGGTTCACCAGATTTCTTTGACCTTGCCATGGCATCAGCAAATTTTGATCCAGTAAATTTTCCTGCTCTGACGGCAAACCATTCAGGTGATCGTTGATCAAAGCTCATAATGTTTCTCCAGTTC